ATCTACCAGATCTGAAACAGAAAGTTTAGCAAGCATATCTACATCAATTGAATCATCAAACAAAGCACTTAGGCTTGTCAATGCAGACGTAGCTACGTGGCGAACCAATGTAATATTGTCAGTTAGAGCCACATTACTTTGTGAACCCTCAGTATAGGCACGCTGCAATTCATCTCGCAATACCTTAAGCTGCACAGAAGTTTCTTTAGCAGCAACATCAAAAGATGTGATTCTCTTCTCAAGATCTTCAATCCTCGTGGAATAAGTATCAACCTTAAGATTTCTAGTTAACATTTGTGTTTCAAGAGCAAAATATAGGTTTTTAACAAGATCGTTAGAAGCCTCATCTGTCAACTCAATGCCCGTGACTTTGGATTCGTCATCAAGCTTAAAACTTACTGCCGCCACTTTAGTATCCTCCTTTTCAGAATCGCAACCTAATGCCTTAGCTTTGCGGTCTATACAAGACATTATAGCTGATTTGCTACCTGGTCCCTTGTATCTTCCAATAAGTTTTCGCGCCGCCGTGACGTGGGCACAATCTGGAGCCGGGAAACTTTTTGCTGGTCCGCAGAAGGCCGAAGGGGGAAGGGACTTTCTTTTCTCTGTAGAAAGCTTCTCGTCCTCTGAAAGGAACTCTTCCATCCCACTATATATAATGTTAAGATCTTCGGAAGTCAGATTTGCCGAGTCTTGGATTACTTTCTCAAGAACTGAATCGATTGTAACCTCGTCGATGGGTAAAGAATCTTCTACAGGAGGTTCTTTGGTAGAGTCTAAAGAATCGCTCATAACCAAGACAGTATTAAATCCATCTTTGTTAGGAATCATTTTAGAGTTGATAACTGTTTCAACCTTACCGTCACTAATTGCTAGAACTGAGGCTAACTCATCTGCCGGCGAATTAACAAAATCCCAACCTTCGTAGTCTAGTTCATTGGTAATCAGGAACATTGGTCGTCCATCAACTGAGTCTCCGGGATCATGTTCGCACTTACCGTCTTCTGCCCAGTCTTGTTTACAAGCAGAACAAATTGCCTTATCAGTTGATACTGTAATTGATACTGTCTGATACCGACCGTCTCGAACCTTTTGAATAGCTTCCGGGTCAGTGATAAAAGCAGTAGAGCGAATATAACCCAAGCCCTCATAAGTGTCTTCATAAAGCAGACCGGCTTCAGCAAGCTTTGTTACCGCATCAATTTCATTGCCAAATACCAAACCATTCTCATCAGTAATGCAATTAAGAATCCGAGTATTGCTACTGTCTACTGTAGAGACATATTCAGCCACTTGAATTCTTCCAATCGGATCCTGACTTTTGGCATGATGAGCGCCAACTGGCTTATTAAAAGGCTTAACCATAGAGTCCGCGCCACGTTGCATTTTGCTAGGGAGATACAAACCATTATTGCCAGTAATTCGCCCAGCATGAGTTGCCCTAACAGTTACATAAATTCCATTAACAGGACCGGCATCTGTTTGCACAACTGCGTCTTGAATAGAAAAATACCGCTTGCTAGCTTCCATGTCGATTGGAATATGATCGTAAAACTTAATTGTGTTGGCCATTGATGACTCCTTTTATTTTGCATTCGCAGTTAGGATGATGAGGAGGAATGCTATCTAATCCCAACATGCTTAAATCATGAGCGTCCTGTGTCATTCTATCACAATCTTCGCACACATCGCTACAGCAGCGCTCGAACCGGGCTTGTGTATAGTGTTGTTCTCTAAGAGCTATTAGCACTCCATAGTTCTTTGCTCTTACAAGTTCTGTTCGCATAAGAAACGAGATCCTGTATTCTATAGAATCAAATATGGATCCTACTGTTTCTTTTGTATAGACCGGCAACATAGCCTTTTGAATATCATTAAAGATTCTATCTACATACTTATCAACATAAGCTTCTAGTATGCTATAGGAGGCCACACTTCCTGCAGTTAGTCCTAGTAATTGAGAGTTATATCCTGCTCTGTATTCTTTATTTAAGAGAGTAGAGAACCTGGTCTTGAATTCTTGTTTCGCGCTGTTTAATAAAGCTCTTCGCCAATAGACATCCTCGGTAAGAACTAGATTAACTGCATCAGAACGAGCAATTCTGAATATCTCAAATACCTGGTCTTGCGAAAAGTCTTTCATCTCAAGTGAATTTGTTCTTGAGATTGGTTCTAGTTTTCTTCCATGTTGATTAGCCGGCCTGTCACTCGCCGCTCCGGAACGAGCTCCACGAGAACTTCTGGCCTGAGCTGCTCTTCCTTGGGTGGATGCCTTTGCCTTTGCAGCTACTCTCTCTGCCTTATCTCTTTCTGCTTGAGCTTTAGTTAACTGCTCTGGCTGTATTGCTGTATTGTCTGCTTCTGCTAATGCTTGCGAGGCGGGGGAAAAGGGTTCGTCACTAGCCAAGATCAAAGCTTTTGGCTCTTCAATCAGTTTCCAAAAAGATGTTGCCCACCATTCGTCATCTGCTGGAGTCCTGCCCATACGAATCATTAGTTCGTCATGATTTATGGCATTCTGTTGGAATAATTGGGCATTGTGATTTTCAATCTTAATTTGAGTTGCTTTATCAATCTCCTTAAACTTAAGATAAACCATATTCTCATCTGCAGTAGTGTCGTAACTAAAGGTCGACTCTAGAAGTAGCGCCCTTATAAGGTTACTATTGACTAAGTCTTCTGTAACCATCTGATAGCCTTTTACTTCATCAATCAGACCTTGTGACATAGTCTCTGCACTCGACTTTGAAGCACCTTCTCCCTCGCCCATGTCAACACTAGACATGCCCATTCCAGATAGAACCCGTTGTTTAAAGTGCTTTAAATAACCTTCTGCTCTTAGGGCCCTTCCTTCGTGACCGATAACTTTAATCTCATGCCTTTCCGGGGTTACATAAATACCTTCCGGCGGCATCTCTCTAATCATTGCCTTTACTTCGTCAATTTCCGTGGAACCACCAGGAAAGACCTTACAGGGCATCGTCTCTGTTCCTACCTTATACTGATAGATAGGAAAGAGATCTCTATGTAGGAGCTTCTCAATGTTCTCTTCTAGTCTTCTAAGGGCTAAGATATCTTCAATAGCCGGCCATGTTCGCGGCGTACCAATAGTAAAGCCATTCTTTCTATCCGTCGCCAAATGAAACATATCCTTCTTGTTGTAGATCTTTTCTTTACCATTGAGCATCTTCTGTTTAACAGAAACTACTTGACCACTGTTGGTTGTCTTAACAAGGATAGTTTCAGCGGGGACTGGAAATATGCCAGCAATAGGCTTTACTCCATCTACAGTCTTACCACCGGACTTGTCTGCGTCTCTTACTAAATAAAGGAAACAATTGGATACCTTTATTAGATCAGTAGCAACAGCTCTTAAGAGTCTGTCTGTTGAGATATTAGTAGCCTCAGCAATTTGCCGGAATCTCTTTTTGATATAGGTTACTGTTTCTTCATTCTCCCCAGAAAAGGTATATCCTTCTTTGAAGAATAAAGTAATCTTCTTTTCGTGGGCTTGGCGCAAATATGCTTCTGTATCCTCAGCCCTTAGGATGTAACCAAGGTCATATTCAACATATTCGTATTCATCTAGGAACTTACTACGGACGCCTTCTTTATAACCAAGAACAGGATTAGCAACCTTAGGTTTAATCCCTCGCTCCTGCTGATGCGCGTGATCAGTAATTCTAATTGGGCCTGGCGTATAGCTAAACCGAACAGGGCCCGAGTCCTGAATCTTTCTGGCAAATAAACTTTTTAATCGATCAGCTATGGACATGAGGTCTCCTGTTAAGGCTCGAATTCATCAAGCTCTTTCATCCATTCCGTGACCTTCTCTGCATCTGAGGCACTGATTCTTCCTGCGCATCCTATACTAGAGCGTTGGACACCTAAGCTAGTATCTATTATAGTAAATCTTTGCCCACCTGTACTACTTAAGCCGCCAACTGCACCTGACATAGCATTAACCATGGTAACCCATTCTGGCAATACAGCTGTTCCAGTGAAAAGGTCAGACAGCAATTCCAATGGGATGGTGACTAAATTACCATTGCTATCTACTTCTTGTTTACAGATATCTCGTCCATTGGATATTAGTTTAATAATCACATCTATAAAACGATATAGCCTTGTAAGGCTTAAGATTACATTGATAAACTGAATATTTTGACGCAAAGCATCTAAACCAATACTTCTCAAGACACTGAGCTTTTCTCTTAGCCATTGTGCGATGGCTGTATTGCGTGTATCGAAATCCATTGTTGCGAGTAAGGCGTGTTCGATGGGACTTAATATACCAAGGACTTCACTATACGAACCAAGAGTATCTCCTTCAAACCAATCTACTTTCCCACTAAGCAATTCTTTTTGGATAGTATTGATAATCGGTGCATCATGACGAGTCGGCTCAGTGGGGTTGACTCCAAAAGGATCGCCTTCTAAATTGCCAACTTCATGACCAAATCTAGATTCGCTAAACGGGCCCGAGGCACTTGCATCAAGCCTTTGGAACTGTCCTAATGTCCAACCTAGGTTTCTATCAAATGTCTCAACACCTTCAATAGCAGATCTAACTTGCTTAAGCATGCGCTTGATACACATGATAGGCGCTATAGACATATGGACGTTGGAGTTCGCAAGAGACGATAATGCATCTAGAATAGGGACAAATAGCAAAGCAAATAGGTCCCACCAATTAAGACTGATACTAGGATCGGTCATTCCATATTGGATAAGCAGTGAATTAAGTATTCCGAGGAAAGCTAATAGGTCAGGAATACACCATTTTCCAAACGCTATGATAGAACAGAGTTGAGCAAGAAACTGCGAGCTATCAAGCATATCTAGAGAGATATCCAACATACCCAATAGGCTGTTAAGATAGTCATCAAGATCGCTTAAAAGTTCTGGGAAAGCCAAATCAGTAGTAGCTGTAATCTCAACTCTTCCGCTGCAAGCGAAGCAGTCTTGAAACCATTTGATTACTGAATTTTCTCTCAGTTCTTTGCCGATTAAAGGGCCAAAATCACCGGTAAGCCCAACAGTGGTGTTTGTTGCATTTCCATGGAGACCTTGTTCATCGAAGTTGCTGAATGCATGGAATCCGCTTACCGTCCCATCCGGATTGGCTGTAGCGGTTTCTTCACTTAATGGAACGCTACCTTCTGTTGTATAAGCATTCTTTTGTGATGTCCCTCTTCTGTTATTCTCCGCAACATCAGTTGCTTCTTCAATATACTGAGCACTGGCCTCTGATGCAAAGGCAACAGAGTAGAGTCTTGAGCTTACATCTGATTCAGTAGGAATAGATGAACTAGGTAGGCCGGAATCAATATTAACTTCGACTGCAACAGAACCTCTTTCGAAGGTCGAGATGAGTTCATTAGTAAAGGCAAGTAATTGATCCCACCTCTTGTGTTTCTCGAAGTCTACACTAATCATCTAGGATGGGCCTCTTAATAGCTGGATTAAGAACAACCGAAGGAAGCGCTTCTACAAATCCCTTATCGCCTTGCTTCTCGTCTTCAAGAGCTTCTTCATAGTCTTCTGCTAAACGTCTAACCGTAGCCTGTCTTAAGAAACCTAAATCTAGGCCGGTTACATCGTTTACTAAATCATCATTTAATTGGAAGTGTGCGGCAAGTAAAGGAAATAACCTTAAGAAAAGGTTTATTGCTCCCTCTGCTTCCATTCTTTCTTGATTGACCGGTTCTAACATATTCTTTTTAGTACTCTTCTTGTATCCTTTAGAGTGACATCTAATGTTTCGTCACTAAGAAGCTTTCTTAATTCAATAGCTGCTCTGTAATGATCAAAGGTTATTTCATTAGACTTATTCTTAAATACCCGCGCCATGCCTCGTTTTAACAAAGGCTTTGTCTTAGGGTTAAAGGCAACTGTTGTAGGATTGGCTGCTTGACGTTGCACAATGGCATCTTTAATCCGGCCGGACTTATCTCTTACTGCACTAATCTTATCCCTCACACTCTGGATTAAAATAGCAAACTCATCATCTGTTAGTGTCTTCCCACCTTGAGCTAATCCACCGGGCACTTTAGTTTTAAGACCAGTAACAGAATTAAACTCAGCCTGATCGTTCATAAGGGCTCGTAACTGAGCTATTAAGGCAGCTGGATTGGTTTCAGTAGAAAGCTCAGATACCTTCTTCTCGAACTCTTTCTGTGTGATGGGAACGCCTTCATCTACCTGGAGATTAGGCTCAAGTGTTGGATAATCATAACCGTCAAGAATGTCTTGTTGGTCATGGGGGATAGTAGTCCCATGAGACATATTAGCTACCTACTCTATCTCTTAAATACCTTAACCTAAGGCAGATATCGGCTTTGACTTGACTTTCCGTATTACCGGGGACATGTATGCGCAACCAAATCGCAATGTATGTTGATGTGTCTGGAACCGTGGAAGTGCCAACGGCACCCACAATACTTAGGGTATCACCAGCACCAACCTGTTCCCATTCGTGGGGTAAGGGCTCGGTAGGAGACTGGATAAGCTTAACGCTAAAACCAGTTCCATATTCACCAATGGTGTCATCATACCCGGCTTTGTCAATTGGAATAACTTCTATATCTGTGAAGAAAGCAATTGGGTCATTGTTACGTACATACAATAACTGGACATAAGTGCTTCCATCTTTTCCATCATGATAAGTACGCAGGGGGTTGACAAGAGTACCTTGAGTGACTAGGGCCTTTGTTTTATCATAAATTGCTAATCCCATTTGTTTACCCCGTTATCTAAATTGTCCCATGCCGGTGCTGCCCATGTTTATCCGGTTTGCATTAATCGTAGCACGGTTTTTACTTTTATTGGAAGAGCCGAATAGCCCTGCAGAGATACCAGTTAGCCAACTAGTTCTCATATTAACATAGGCTGCATCATTTGCCTTAACACCATGAACTCCTATTCTGCCAGGGGAAACTACTGCTCCAATACCAAGTTCTCTATTTATGGGTATGTCATTGCCTTTGCCGGCTGTAGATCTGCCATACGCAACCCCATATCCCTTATTCGTTTTACGATTGCCAGGGCCGGAAATAAGCATACTTTGTGCTTTTCCTCGACCAGGAATAGCGGGAGTTCCGGGTCTTCCCCCACCTAACATTACATTAGGACGCATTATACCGCCACCAGGTAGCTGTCGTTGATTACTTGGAATCCATACACCTGAAGTACCCGGAACGGCTGCCTTGCCCCCACCGCCTGCTGGAATAATTTGCCGTGATTTCCCCATCTTACCGACTTCACCATATGTAGCGGCTGCATTTCTACCGTACCTTCCTTTACCAAGAGAATTTAATCCACGACCAGCAACTCCCCATAAGGCCCCAGCTTTAGCACCTTGAAAGGCGCCACCAAACATAGTCTGATCACCTGATAGCGCTCCTCTTGCTCCACCAAAAGCAGCGCCTAATGCAGTACTATGGGCTACTGTTCCTAAATATCCAGTCCCCTTTGTTAAGGCATTAGTGCCCAATAAAAGACTTTTAGCCGCCGCCGCTACGCTTCCTAACATTCCCATTAAAAACCACCTCTACCACTTGGTCTACCTAAAGAAGAACCTCTGCCTGATTGGAATCCTGGTCTGGAGAGTACATCCATTGACTTGCCCTTCTTTAGATGTTCTGTGTCACTCATAAAACCTGGTCTCATTTCTTTAAGAGTTGAGCCGGGAATTAAAGTATCTTCACGTGATGGTCCTTTAAATCCTCTTCCTTGCGGTCGAGACTTATCGGCCTCACTATTAGTATTATACTTCATATAGCCTTCAGGGTATCTAATGTCTGCGGCAAATGGAAGGTTTTCCTTTTGTTTTGTCTCTTTATAGTTCTCTCCGGGCTGGCCGGCATAAAGAATTTTGGTAATGATATTAGAGCCTACACTGAATTCAGTCATCTCCATTTTATAGGCTAAAACGGCTAACATAAAGGCATCAAGTCTATGGTCGCCTATCCTGACATTGTTCTGTCCGTAGACGGGGACTCCTGCAAGACTAGTTCTGTCAATGACGTAGTTATGTAATTGCTTCTTCAGCAACTCCTCTTGAATAGGAATATGTATTCTTCCTTCTTCAAACCTTCTAACGCAATTCTGTACCAGCCAATCCTTTGCGGGCTTTTTAATTAAATTGCCATCTACAGGATCTCTTACCTCGATCTTGCTTCCAAAATCATAGGAAACAAAGTTGTCATAAAGCATCGAGACAGGATCCTCTGGTTTGGTCATTCGTATCTGTTGAGAATACTTCTTAATAATTTCAGCTTGAGTCGATCCGAAACCTTTATCGGCATATACAAACTTAGGACGGTATTTACGTACAAGTTCTAGAAGCTTTTCAACGGCAGCTAACTGAGTCCATCCTTGCTTTATTACATTGGCACATTCAACTACCCAAATGTGTTGCTTATTATCCATTGCAGTTACAACCATTTCTGTTCCGGCATTACTGTTCCAGTCAACACCTATAGAAATAGTCCATCCCTTATTAAGACCAGGGACATTGCCGTATTCATAAGGTGGGATTGTATATGCGTTGATTATATAATCCGGCTGGAAGACACCTATATCTTGTGCGACGAATTCAGCCATATATTCAAGCATGAACTCACCATATGAAGTACTGCTTGTTACTTCATCTTTAATAGTCTCCCAGTGGTTGAGGAATGTTGCGGGAAAGAAGAATTCTTTCCACATCGGACTATCAAAACACCAATCAAAGAACTGCTCACGCTTACCAGTTGGAGTTGATGAAGCAATAATAGACCGGTCTACATCCTCATGAAGGATAGGCATAATTGCCTTATAGTCTCCTTCACCAAGATAATCAGACTCATCTAGATAAATCTTGTTTGCGCCTTGACCTCTAAGAGTGGCACCTTCGCCTTTAGATTTAGAACCAGTAGTGAATCCTTTAATCTTTGCGCCGCCAACAAATTCCATTTGATAGAAAGGACTCTTCACATATCGAGTCCTGCAAGCTAAGAGCTCTGGGTTCCTTTTGAGCAGGGCATCTAGTTTCTCAAACACATTCTGAATCTGTGATAGATATGGTGTAACAATCATAGTGATCGGACCACTTGTAATAGTCTCCCCATCAGAATTAGTGCCCATATCAAGCTTAGTTGTGAGGGTATAAAAAAGGATTTCTACAGCGCATTGCTCGGTATTGTGAGTGATGATCTCATTTGAGATTGTATGGCAAGGTCTTGTCTCTAAACCGACAGTTGGCTGGATACCGAGATCGGAGACAACCTTTACTTTGTCCCATAAGATATCTTTATTTAGATACTTATCTATCTTTTTAGAGTTCAACGACTCTTGATATTGGAAGATTTTACTCCGACCAATAAAATGCTTATTCTGTGAGAGGACTCCTGATGTGTGGCCTCCACTTAACTGGCGGTTACTGATTCCTAAGAATGCTTGTTCATGACGAACTAAATTCAAAATACCCACAGGGAGAATATCCTTCCTACTGGGCCGCCCAGGTCTAAGTTCTGCTCTATCAGAATAGTACTTCGCGACAAGCTTTTCTAGCTTTTCTGATTTATAACCAATCCCAATTTCTTCGGCAAATATTTTGATAGAGTTAATATCATTAATATATATAGCATTCGATGTGTTGTTTTTATAATTGGTCTTTTTGCCATATTGGATTTCATGCAAAATACCAAATTTATGTAACAGACTGCTCACGCCATCTATAAGTAATTTGCTACTACTACAATAGCCAATTTCTATAGAATCTGTTTTGCCTGTTTTCTTAGGACAAATCCAACCATCACATACAAGTAAGCGATTTAGAAAAGTAGCTACTGTTTCTTTATCTGAGCGAAGAATAATTTTGGGGACATCTTTATGTATTGATTTCTTGCCCCAGGCTTCGTGTTCTTTCAATAACTCTAGGACTAAATTAGGAACACGCTTATCGTGTTTTGTACATCCATAAGCAATATATGTGTCCTTGTCCCTGCCAACATGAGTCGCCCCTAGTCGTAAGACTATAGAAGTCCATTCATCAATGCATGATTGGTCTATATTAGTAAAAGCTACTTTTCTATTTGTGCAACTGCCATCTCCAACCATATAACCAATCAAAGCTGCAATATCAGGATTCAAATGTTCTTTTCCAAACCCATATGTCTTTTGAGGGATTGCTACTATATCTCCTCGCTTAATAGATTCAGCTTCAATCCATTCGGGTTCTAAAGCGTCTGACTTCCAAACTAAGAATGGATGATTATATGTAACATCCTCTTTCCTGCCACCACTTGTAAGGATTCGATAACTTTGTTTGTCTCCGTTATCCCAAAACGCTAAATCGTTTGTGCTTTCTAGCGTATGCGTTGTTTCGTTATAGACTTGAATACTAAACTTTGTACTGTTTTGATACAGAGATAGGGCTTCTGCCGCAGTTACACTCCCCTGAGAAGTGTTTAAATATCCAGTACTTACGAGACATTTGCCACTATTGTGTGTTACATATCCAGTACTTAGCAGGTATAAGCTAGAAAGTGAATCAACTTCTATATCGTAAGTATTTACGATGCCTCGTCTTTTTAAGGAGACGCTTACTGATGTATCGGAAGGATTCTTTCTAACTATTCCATATTCACTACTTATTTCTTTTGTGGGAAGCACAAGTAGCTCTTTGGTGTTCTTATTCTCAACTAGCCATTTATGATCTAGAGTACATGAGGCGATAACAGAGCCTCCATCTTCAAGATCGTATACTTCCTGTGGACCTTGATCAAATGTACTGATGACTTTGATGGGTACGCAGTCTTCACTATAAACAGTATCTCCTGCCCTAATCTTCTCTATTGCAACCGATCCTGATGGAGTTGCAACCATAGTTCCTTCAGCCAAACATCTACGGCCCCATCTGTGGACTGTTCGCTTGGCCGAACATTTCAAAGTCATTTCCTGGTAGGATCGTGCTTCCCAGCCAAGAAAATGCTTAGCCCAAGCTACGGGATCTCTAGCGCACCTTAATAGATGTGCCTGTCTTGGGGTCATTCGTTTTGCAAGGCGCGCGGGAATATCATAAGTCTTCGGGATAAACTTACATTGAATTTGCCATGGCGACTTCTTGTCTTGAACTACTGACTTATGATTTCTATATTTCTCTATGCAACCTATTTGACAAGCAATACATTCATTTGCACAATTTGTGTTGATATTCCATTCGTCTTTGTACTGTTGAACAAGATCAGGGGAAAGCTTTAACCCTTGATAAAGAGGATATGTAATACCATATTCATTAGTCTCTAGAAGATCTGTATAAGTGTCAACCTTAGTACCCATAATATGTAGAGTTCCCATACATGTGAGGCATATGCTCAAACCTTGTTTCGTTACCTAACGCAGTCCTTGCATTAAGAAAGGATCTACGAATAGCCATTTCACTTCTTTGTCTCATTGTATTCGCTGCGCCAGTATTGAAGGCAGACATATCACCTATGAACTCTGTTTTTCTAGCAGTCTTTTCCCAATTCTTAGCAAACTTGTTATATTTGTTCTTTAAGTAGATGGCACCTAACCCAATAGCTAATGGAGCCGCAACAGCTAGAGCTATGGGGTTTGCAATAATAGGTATAAGCGCTCTCATCCCTAAGGCATAGACAGCCTGACTCCCCACGGCTCCTGCAAGCGCCCCGAATCTTCCTTGACCTTCATTCCTTCGTGAGTTATAATCCCATCCTATAAAAAGACCGGACAACAAGGGCACTAGAAAGGCTTTCCCTAACAGACGTAGTCCACCTGTAGCACCAGGAGTAGCTCTCATTGCAGCACCTAGTTCCGTTCTTGTCCCCCACCTTCCGGCTTTAGCAGCAGTGTTGCTAGCTTCTGGGATCCACCATCTGCCGCCTGCACCAGGACTTAAGGAGTAGCCACCAAAAGCTAATCTCTGTTGTCCCCGAATACCTTGTTGAGTAATACCAAACAGCTCTGCTGGACGAGACATCTGGTTAAGTATGCCTTCGCCTGTATTGTTAAGGTTTAGTAGCCATGATGCCGCTGCTCTTGAGCGTGTAAATCTTGCCATAGTTAACCTCTACTGTTCCTATGCATTGCTAGAACTAATTCGCCGGTGGCTCCCAAAGCATTGGGACTATAACCTTTTGCAAAACTAGCAGTAGGAATAACACTCTCATAAACTCCTCCGCCGGAGAACCTCATTGCGGAACCAAATCCAGCAATGTTGGGATTGTTATTATATGCTGCCTGTTCGACTATAGCTCTCATTTGACCCTTACGTCCGTCTGATCCATGGTAGGCCCCATAGGCATCTGCTGCAATTGCTTGGCCGGTATGGAAGATGCTAAACCCAGAGACAGCAGTTGCAACCGTAGCTCTTCGTCCCCATCGTTGTTTATTGTTAAGAACAAACTGTCCTTCTTTATCCTTAGCCCCGCTCCATAACCAGCTTGCTCCTTTTTTAGCAGCTCCCCCGGCAGCTCCTAAGCCTGCTCCACCAAAGCCCAACATAGTCCCCATCTCTGCTCCAAACGCTTCTGCAGCTGGAGCATTAGCAGTCCTAAGACCAGCAGCGAATTCCCAAGGATTGACTCCGGGAGAAGTAAGCATTTCCTTTGAAGCCCCAAGAGAATATTTATATCCGCCCTTCAAACCACGGAATAGTTCACTTAATACGCTCATCTTCTTATGTGCCCCTGTGCTCCTCGATTTGAATTAAAAAACATATTGGAAGCTGCTTCTTGCTGAAGATCGGCCATAGTTTGCTTTCTGTGCATATCTTTAACCTTTCTTTCCATATTATCGCCTATTAATCCTCTTATGTCAGAGTCTACTGTATTTCTCATACTACTACTGTTTTGAATAGCAACTACTGGTTGGGGATAGTTATATCCATGTATTATAGGGGATAAGCCTGCATTCTGAATATTCTTTATGCCGGCATTATAAGCTCCAGGAGGCATTTTGCGCCTCATCTCCATGGAGCTCATCATCCCTTCAGCTTGGCCAGCTACAATATCACTTTGTCTATTTTCGGTGAGGGACGTTTGATAAGGTACTTGATAAGAGGCGTCATGATATCTATTTATACCGCTAGTAGTATCCGGCCTTCTAATATTACCTTGCCAGGGGCCCAAACTGCCTTGGATCTTGTTTATCACTCTTAAACTATTCCCAGGTCCTTGCCAAGGACTTCCAAAGTCCGTAAGTAACTTTCTCAAAACTGGTTGGACCCCTTCATCTCGCAATCCCGTGAGTCTATCTTGGGATATAGAATAACCACGATATCCCGGATCGGTGTTTGATCTAGGTTTCTTGAATATAGAATAGGGTTCTTCATAACCGGCGCTTCTCAAAAAGAGTTCCTCTTGTGCGAGGGTCATGTCATGTTGTGGCATCTCTCCCAGACGCTCATTTTTACGCAGATACCGCATTTTTTTTGATGCAATCGTTTGGATGTTTTTTAGTTCAGCAGCCTCGTGAAAAATAAGCGTTTTTTGCATCTCTTCCGATACTTGATTCGAAAGCGGTTTAGAAATAGAGTTTTGAGGAAGAAATTTAGTAATTAGATTGGCGGCATCAGGATCGACATAAGCCTGACCAAATTTTAAATCAAAAGAGGCAAGATATTTCTTCGTCTCGGTAATTGCCTCGGATGAAGGTTTAAGCTTTCTTAATTTCAATAATGCATCTTCCGAGATTATGTTCATCCCCCCGCCAGAGTTTCTGCCAAATAGATTTGGCAACTTTTGTATATTTACTCCAAGTCTTTTCGCAAAATCTTCTACAGATGCTGTTTTAGAAAATTCAGCTAGCTCCCTTATCTCTGTAGTGGAAAAACCTTTGGTTGCAGCTTTGCCGGCAAATATCTTTAGGCCTCTAACCTTATTAACAAATTTATTAAATGCGCTACCAAAATCAGTAAACCTATGACGACCTTCCGTAGCCATGGGGCCTTCATACATTGCGCCTTTGGGAACTATTGAATAAGCCTTGTCGCTTGTTGACGTGAACTTTTGTTTTAACTTGGTATCCCACAACTCATCTATCCTTGAATAGATATTACGTGAACGCTTTATATAGTCTTGTTGCTGCTGTTTGCTGGCCCCCTTAAGAAACCCAGTAGCATGTGATTCTCTAAATGCCCTCATGGCATTAAAAGTTTCTTTTCCCATTGCGCGGGCAGCTAAAGCTTCATCTGCTATAACCCCTCTACCAAAATGTCCAGTCCCCTCTTGAAACCTTTCAACAAGTGAAGCTAGGGTATCAATATCTTTATCTTTAATGTTCTTCCAATCTTTGATGTATTCATACTCAGATTTAGTAGTAACGTTCTTAATCCTAGTGGTGGCATGATGTAATTCGGATACTTCATGGAAATTCGCTACAGTAGTTAATTGTTTTAATGTATCTCCTTCAACATTCAACCCGCGCTTAGTAAGTCTTTCTCCTAGCTTTTCTGAAGAGCCAAAATGTACTCGTCTAGAAATAGGGTTGGTACCGAACCCTTTTGAATCGCTCTTAACAACACCACCAATAGATTTTGCAAATGCAACAGTTGCTTCTTCAAATTTAGCCGCATCCAGTATTCCGTTTTTAAACAAACTCATTCCACGAAACTTATTAACAAGTCTTAGGAAACCAGATCCAAAGTCAGTTAATTCATGACGACTTTCCATTGCCATGCCGCCTTCTTGCATGCCCTCTGCAACCATGTAGTCTTCATCATTAGAACTAAGACCATTAGCTAGTCTCATTGCGCCTAATACTGTAGCAATAGTAAAGATAGGATTGCGGCGGAATAACTTCTTAGCCATTCCCCATCTTCCAATAGATTTTATAGAAGCCATCTCTGCTGCTAATTTCTCAGTCCATTCTTTTGCAGCTTCAATACTTGCAGATGGTTGCCAAAGGGCCCTAAGCTCTTGAGGAGTCTTCCCTCTCATACTTTGGTAAACAGCAGCGGGATCTAGGTCGTAACCTTTTAAATTGAGTGTGTCGGGTGCATTAGCTACCCAATCAGCCACAGCTCCTTCTAAGCTAGTTTTGGCTCCTGGTAACTTAGAAAGTTTTTTCATGGGCCGATAAGTCATTTGTTTGACTACTTTCTTTGGCCCAACAGAGGTTTGGACTTCTTGTCTTAAAGCAAATGATACGTCTTCATATTGGGTTTTGAATGGTTCAATCCTTCCCCCAATAGGCGCCCCCATCTTAGATCTTCTATAAAGTTCTAGGTGAGCCATTTGTTGCTCAAGATTCCTAGCTTTCATCATTGGCTGGATAGCTTCAATCTTTCTAGCTACATCAATATCTTCTATTAGACCTTTGCCTGTGATTAGCGATCCAACCCCAGTTAAATAGCCTCCAACTCCACCAGCTCTGAATTTATTGAGTCTATAAAAGGATTCTCTTTGTCTAAGCAGAATGTTTGATTCGTCACTAACATCTTTTAAAGCCGTATGCCAAGGTGCTTCCATTTCCCTGGAAAGAGCTTGAGCTTCCATAGCTTGCCCGGTAAACAAATCAACAGACTTAATATGGCTGCCTAATTTGGCCTCTGCCATGACAGCACGACCCATATCTTGGATGTCCCTTACTCTTGTACCAAGAGTGGGGTCAAAGGGCTTTAAATAGAGCTTCCCGAGGCTGCTCCAGGCTTCTGGATTCTTAGACTTCTTGGCTACCTGATAAGCATCATGGATATCGGCTGAACGCCAGAGAAACCTATTCTTCTTATCTTTAATTCCTCTTGTATTGAGGGCGGCAGATATTCTCTCACCTAATGCAGGTTCCTTTACTCCAGTGAGCATTTCACCTAACACGGCGTTTTCAAAGTTAACATTAGCTATATAAACAGCTGAAGAGCCTTCTAACTTAGAAGCTAGTTGTGTTAGGAATTCTTTAGGAGCTAGAAACTCTCTACCGCCGGAAACAATTCTTCCTGTGGTTCGAAGCATCTCTTGAGCTTTTTCTTCGCCCAAATCTTCGACCACTTTTAAATAGTCTTTTAAATAGCTAAATTGACCTTTCTCAATTCTTTCCTTGGTCCATTCTTGAGCAAACCCCCTAAGTTCTTCATAAGACTTAACAAATTCATATTTACCTGTGAGCTTATTAAACCTATGAGGGGCAATGTTATATTCAACAGCTTGTCCGGTTGTAATATCTTGAACTGCTGCTTCAAATATTGCATGGCCTTTACCAATCCCCGTAACTTCCGTGTCGAGGACTATAGCCCCTTGCATTACAGGAGGCAATCCAGCAAGGAAGTTTCCCAATACGCCCAAAACAGCGTTACCGGAACTCATCTGTGTAAAGATAGAGCTTATCTTGTTTGATGTATTGGAATACGGCATGTTCTAATTTTATCGGGTTTAGGAGTTGGCGTCTTCCCAGTCAGCATCGATAACATAAGAGTCGTTTTCTAATTCATCTAGGGCAGAACGCAGATCGGTCATTTCTTGAACGATATTACTTTCAATCTTAGTTTTAGCCCCTAACATCTTGGCAGCTTGTAATCTTGCCTTAGGGGTGGCGAGGAGAGCATTCATCAAATCCAATCTTTGTCGCCCGATCTGAGATTTGATTTCCCAAAGAGGATGGATCTTATAGGTAACATATGCCCTCCCATTCTGAGGGTCGATCGCATCAACAGCTTCCTGCAAAAGGTTCATACCTTCTTCATTTCTATCTCCACAAGAAAGCTGGATGTCTACTCTCATTTCATAAATATCTAACTCAGCTAATTTAGTAACAAGAGCCAATGCGCCTGCACTATTGGGACTGACATCTAGGTCTTCAATGTAGCCTTGGATCCTGTAGGTCATTACATGACGCTCTATAGGACAACTTTTCAACAAAGGAAACTTACTTTTTGATCTATCTAAACTGCCATCAGCATTCCACATTGCAAAAGGGCAACGAGAAACTATAGGACACTTCCCATAACCGGGACAATTTAACGGGACAACAGCATGAGTCCCCGTCCTTAAGCCCATAATGTGACGCTTATATCTATTTGCTAATTCCCGTGGAATCTCAAAGTCATCATAGTCATCCATACCAACATCTAGATTGGCAAAGTAATCTTGGACGCTAACGGTTCTATCTACATCACTAATCTTAATTAGCTCACTGATGTTCTCTTCTTTCTTCTTACTCATTGGGCTCCTGGTAGGCGTCGATAAGTTCTTGAACTCTTTTCAGAATCTCTGACTTATCTCGTCTACTAAACATTTTAGCAGCCTTTAGAGTATAGGGACAATTGGGACCCATTGTGTGGTGGAAGTGGGCGTACTTTTCTACGCTAGAACCTTTTAAGGCAGAATATAAATGGGCAAGAGCTATGAGGAGATTATGGTCATCCATTCAAATATTCTAGAACACTGTGACTAAACTTTTCTGCCACATCAATTATAAACCTATCATCAGCACTAAT